TTTAGCAACAGCATTATAAGTATCTGTAGCATCGCCCCCAATACGAGATAATTTCCATTTAATAATAGCTGAAACTGTTGTAATAGCAGATGCATCAATTGATGCTAAGCCATGAATTTGATGCGTATCAGCTACACCAATAGCAGCATCTAAAGTATTTGCTGTAGTAAATCCCGTAAATACTCCATTGATAGGTTGAATTTCATATTCAAACCTCCAATAAACATTACCAGTATTAGTATTAGTAGGACTCCAATGGATATGAGCTTCAATACTGGTTCCAGTTTTCCAACTATGTGGCATTTGTGCAATACCAGCAATAACATTTGTAGCAGATGCAGAAAACTCTAAAGTACCATCTGTAGTATTAACACTAGGAGGTGCTGCCGAGCCTGCTGGATTAATACCTTGAGCTGGAAATCTTAAATCATCCCAAGCTGTATCAGATAAAAGAACTTCGCTTGTAGTAACTTTTCCAAAAGCTACATCAGTTCCCGTTTGAGCCGCCTCTTCTGTAGTTAATACAGAATTAATAAGATCCCTTAAAAACACCTTTGTAGGTGTAGGGAAATCTAACTGCCTAAGTCGCTCTATTAAATCAGCTCTTATTGTCATTGTAAGAACCCTCCCTAGATCACTCCAGGGAGGGCCGTGTTACATTAGATAGCGTGGTCGATACACATTACACCGAAGTCTTCTACCTGTCCGGTATTGACATTATAGAACTTTGGCTTAACTAGACCAAAGATCTTATCGACGTTGATACCTACCATTGAGTCATATTGGAACTTTTTCTCAACCCAATCTGGAGGACCAAGGTCAACCATACCAAGGCCCTGGCGACCAAGGATAAGCATACGAGAACCGTCAATAGCACCGCCTGCGCCCCACTTAGAACCAGAAGCGGCGCCAAGAGTGTTGAAAACTAGACGATGCTCATGGAATACGATACCATCAATGGTAACGATACCACCAGTAAACCAAGGGTTGCCATCACCACGAACACCAGCATTCACGATTGCACGCTGGAAGTCCTCATCCTTCTTAAGCTGAGCGTAACCTTCTGGAGAAACTAGTGCAACATAATAGTCACGACCATTCTTCATCATACCAGGCATATAGTTACGGCGAGCCTTTACACAAGCGTCTACAACTGCCTTATAAGAAAGCTGATCGGTAGCATCAACTGATGCAGTAGCACCAGCAGCTAGACCAGTATAAACACCAGAAGCATCAGCAGTTACGCGGAAGTGGCGGTTGCTGGTAGGTGCAGAAACATCACTAGCAAAAGCCAGATTACTGAAGCTGGTACTAGAACGGGTTGAACCATCTAGGTTATAGGTATAAGCTAGACCAGAAAGAGTAAGGATCTGAAGTTGATCCATACGGTTGGCAAGCCAATACTTCAGCTTGTCATTAGCCTGCTCACGGAAGTTAATAACAGACTTCTGGTCAGAAAGCTTACCAGTGTTCTCAACTGAGTGAGTTAGGAGGTCGATAGTGATCGTGTCATAGAAATTCTGGAGCTTTTCTCCACGACCTTCGCGCTCACCGTCTCCAACAATACCGTCCTCAACGAGATCTGAGACTAGCTGGAACTTAACTTGCTCGCCGCGTTCCTGCTTAGTAAGTTCTGTAATACGATGAACAGGAGCATCCTGACCACCCCAGAACTTATTCATGAACATTCTTCATGTTAATCTTTAGATTTCTCTAAAGAGCAGACCATCTCTTCAACAAATGAGTTATGTTTACTTAAATTTTCTTTTGCAGGAAGAACTTGTAAATTCCAAGGAACATGTAAACCACAAACTATATCATTAGTTAGTGGAACAATATGATCAACATGGTGCTGAGTACCAGTCTTCTTTGATAAATTTCTAGCCATTTTATAAATTGACTTAATTTCAGATCTATGTTTTTCTGATAACCAATTTGGACAAGCATTTCTTTTTGAAGCCCTTCTTCTAGAAGAATACTCTAAAAAAGATACTTTATTATCCTCATAATAAGCTTTCATCTTTTGCTGCTCAGAATCCCTATTTTGTATATAATAATCTTTTCTTTTTTCTTTTATATTTTCTGGATTCTTTTTATATCTTTCTTTATTATCTTCTGAATAACAGGCTTTACACCAAGATCTTATTTGTCCCTTATAACCTTTATAAAATTCATTTTCCTGCTTTTTCTTGCCGCATTTAGTGCAAGTATATAACTTACTCATTTGTTGTCTCCCATTTCAGACTTCAATTGAAGTCTTACGCCTTTCGGCTGGCCGTTGAACCTTTACCCTTTTGGGTACTTGGCTGCGGATTATCCAATCCTGTACTCTTTTACCTTACCAAGTGCGTTACCACTTGCCCCTAACTACATTACTGTGCTAGGTTGGTGTTACAGGATCTAAGGATGTCCCCGTCAATTAAAGAGATTTCTAATTACCTTTTACTTAGGTAATGGACCCAATGTTATGAACGGTTTAGGTCCCGAGCATCACTCCAAAGCTTACGTGACCATACAACCTTTGCACCGCCCTGATTAACGGCAAAATCTGTCTTACCAAGTGCCATTGTTATTTCCTCATTATTACTCTTAATGTTATTGCATTACGGAGCAACTTATACCGGGCGGGCCTCTCTCGCGGGTGCCAAGCGAAGGTCTAGTTTTAAAGCACTAGTGCTTAGAAATCTTCTTCAAAGTCAAAATCATTATCAAACGAATCAATAATATAACCTAATCCACCACATCTTTGGCAAAGATATTTAGTTGGATCGTCTAACATAAATTTATTCCAATTCCATCCTGCCCCTTTACAAACAGGACATACTTCATTTGGTTCGTTTAAATCAAGCTTTAATTGTAGCATTAAAAATTAGGCTTTCTTAAATAAGCTTCTACTAACTTACGATTAGTTTTATAAAGCTTATCAAACTGCGCTTCAGTCATATTCTCCCAATCAATCTGATCCATAGATTTATCTTTTACGGTACTACCTTTGGTCTTTGGTGGTTCCTTGGCAATCTTACTTGCTTTCTCAGTACGCTTCTTAATAGTCTCTGAACTTGTCTTACTCGTCTTTGCGAGAGGAGCAGCAATCTTATTAACAGCTTTATTTAGTGCCTCTGCTGAACTTAATCCAAGAGTGCTTTTATATCCTGCTGCAAGTGCATTAATCTCTTGTACAACTTCCTCATTATAAGTTTCATGCTTGTCATCTAAGAATGGATATTTTGTTAGAGCTGAACGAATAGCAACATTAAATTCTTGCTGTTCTGTTAACTGTGCTGTCTTACTCTCAGCTTTCTTTTCTACTTGAGTAAGCAGTTCTTGAATACGAGCTTCTTGAGCCTTATTAATTTCCCGACGAATCTGACGAGCTTTATCTAACTCCCCATTAAAAATAGCCTGTTCGTAGTTTTCTTCTGCTTCATCAAAATCAAACTTAGGAGCAGGTGGCTCTTCTGGTTTTGCTTGCTGAGCTAATAGTTTATCAAGAATACCTTCAAGATAAGCAGTACGCTCTTCTAAAGCCTTAGCTCGTTCTCGCTCTTTTCGTACAGCTTCATCAAAGCGAGCCTTAGGAATTCGGATGTCCTTTTGTGTCTCCTCTGAATCTTCCTCTTCGTCGTCTTCTGCTTCATCGGAGTCGTCTTCGTCTTCATCATCTGTCTCTTCGATATCCTCATCATCCGTCTCATCGTCGTCATCCACAGGATCACCACGATCTACTTCTGAAGGGTCAATACCTAACGCGGCTAATTCTTCATCAGAGAATTGAGTAAGGTCAATACCTTCCCAATCATCTTTATCCACATTATAAGTCATAGAATTTTCTTTAATTACTGTTGCTTTTTCCACCAAAGTACCTTTATCGTTGGTTGAACGGAATCTTAAAGATATCGCTCTTTAAGTTGCGATTTTTAGTTTATTATATACTTAGACAACAACTTTATAAAAAAGTTCAATTACCTTTATTTTTCTTTAATGCTGCTTTTTGCTTTTTCACATCTTTTAAATATTCTGCCATTTTTATATCTCCTTTCATTTTATTAATAGTATCAATATCTCCTAGTTGAGTTGGTTGTTCTTTTCTTGCATAAACCTTTTTTGCACTATTACTACGTGAAGTACCTGTTCTTGGAGGAGAGTTTTTAAAATAATCTTTTGCCATTAGAATGCTCCTAGTGCTGGTTGCTGTTGGGGCATAGACATCATTTGCTCTTGAGGCATTGGTATATTAGGTTGCTGACTAGCTTGCATCTGCTCCTTTAATCCAAATACATTCTCAAGAATAGGTGCTACTGCTGGATTCTCAGCAATCATTTTAGCAACTTCAGCCATCTTCTTAATATCATCTGATCCCTTGTTTTCAATCTCAGCACGAAGCTTATTCACTTGCTCCTCTAGCATTTCCATTTGCTTTTGCATCATCTGCTCTTGAGCTTCTGAAGCTTCACCAGATACCTTCTTAGCAATCTCATCCCTACGAGAAAGTGTTGACATACGAATCATTTCATCATCTGGAATTTGAATTCCATATTTACGCATTTCTAGTGCTTGTTGGAATTGAGCATTTAGATAAGTAACTTGTGTTGGTACATCTGCAATTACGATATCATATTTTCCTACAGTGATATCATTATGAATCATAGAAATTAGATTACCTTCCTCGTCTTCCATAACCTCTTCCTTATTAACATCAAACTCTTCTACTTCATCAATAGCAGGATCAACAACAATCCGATATGTTCTTTGCTCAGTGTAGAAAGTTTGAATTAAATTAAGAATAATACTTGCTACAAGATTTCGAGTATAGAAAAGATTATCAATAACAGAAGTCAGCCCTACAGCAGTTTGACTAACACGCTGTTGAATAGCTTGACCAGAAACCTCGTTAGTCTTCTCCCCACGGAAAGATTCATTAACACCAAGAATCTGATCATGCAGATCTCTTGAAGTATTAAAAATATCCTTTAGACCAGTAGGAATTTGGTTAGGCTCAATCTTTTGAGGAGGAGTATAACCCTTCTTATATTCAACAACAAGTCCAGTAGAAGAACCTTCTTGCTCTAAGTCCTCAACATCCATATTAACAAGAGATCCTTGTTCTACTAACCAACCAGAGTTTGCAGTAGTATTAACAATATGTAGAATCTGAGAATAAACCTTATTCATCATCTCTTGGTTAGAAACTAAATTCTCAACCAGACCCATAGTTTGTCCACGCCTAAAGATTGGGAAATAAGGAACAATAGTGAAATGATCATAAGGAGACCATTCATCGTGAAGAGTACAATCTTGAGTTGTAACAGTCCAGCGAATTCGTTTAGTAGTACGTGGAAGTAATTCCCAACCGCGTTTCTTTGCTTCTCGTTTAGCAACAGATTGGGAGAGATCATCTGGAACAGGATACATAACATCATTCATTGGATCATAATAGAAATCCCTACGAACAACTTTTACATGCTGGATATCTAGTACACGAACAAAGATTTCATCTGAATCAGTTCGATAATAATTAAAGCCAGAATAGGGTTCTGAGAAAGTGTTTCTTTCTGCTCCTTCATCTCCACCTGAACCCCAAGCAGATTCATTAGCATAAGCTGTTGCTTCTAAATCTTTTGCCTTCTTAGGATAAAGGACTTTTAAATCTTCTAACGGAAGCCATTTAGTAACCATAACATAATTCCAATCTTTAGGATCATAAGATTTAGCATCTGCGTCTGGAAGCACATCAAGTGGATCAAGAGATTCAATTTTAATACGTCCATTTAGATCTTCTTCATAATCCATACGAATATCAAAATAACCCCTACCTTGAATTAACCCATCTTCAAATACTTGAGACTCAATCCAAGGAAACTTGTTTTGATCTAGTTCATAAAGAGCAATTTTAGTAAGAATCTCTGAAATCTTTAGATCTCCAGTACCTCTTGGTTGATAGGAAATGTTCATACGAGACTGTGTTTGATAACCCTTAATAGTACGAAGAGAAGATTGGATAAGATTCAGTTCAAGAACTGGCTTTCCTGCTGCTTCTAACTCTGCAACAACATCTGGATCTTGGGACCATTGCCTTCCTCCACCAAGATACATATCCTCCATATATTTTGCTTTGCGTGTATAGTTATCGTGCCCACGCTGCATAGCAGAGCGAAACCGATTCCATAGCTTATCCCGCATTTGGTGATCTTTAACAACCTTTTGTAGTGTCATTATGCAATTTTCCAGTTTTTAGATCCAAACTTACGGCGATAAGCACGAAGTTTTTCAGACAATTTGTTCTTTTCTTTTGGCTTTTCAGCATCTACAGCATAATATCGGAATGCATCAGCAGGGTGTGATGCCCAGTTATGGATTGGTCTAGCTGAAAATTCCTTTTTTGTATCATCATATTGTCTCTGGTAGTTTTCTAACGCCTCAATACCAGCTATTGTATTCTCATTTTCATCAAAATAAGTTCTAGGAAGGATATACCTTACTGCTTGAATACCATCATCAAATCCCAACTTGGGACCAATATCACATTTCTCTGAACCAAAAAGCTGTTGAGCTACTTCAAAGCGAGACTTACCAGTACCAAACTCTGTATTGATAATATCATGAGGAAAGACATGACGCTTATAAGCATATCTTGTTCTTTGTCCATTCATTAGAATAGAAGCATAGTGATCAATTCCTACAGAGAAGTTCTGATAAAAGTCAATCATGACTGGTTTTTGCTCCTGCCATTGCATGAACCAAATAGCAGTAGAGTCTCCCACGCCAATATCCCAATAAGTAGTAACAGGTAGATCTGGAATAAAAGGAAATTTACCAATCTGACCATTATCTCTAATATCGTTAATATAACTTAAGTAGTAATAACCCTGAGCATTAGCATTATAAGAAACATAGTATTCTTGCTGTAAGAATTCTTCTGTATTACCTTCTCTTAGTTCTGCAATATAATCATCTTGATTAAAAATCGGAGTTCCATCGAATCGAAAAGTTTCATCCATAGTCTTAACATCAAGATACCAACGATGCTTAAGATCTACAGATTCCTCATTTAGCTTTTCTGATCGAATAGTTTGCTCCAAATGAAACATATGGTTTTTACCATTTGGAGTAGAATTAAGTGCTTCCCACCCGCCATTAGCCTTTAGAATAGGATTAATCATTTTTCTAACAGCAGGATTCTGATAAGCATACTCAGAATAAATAACACCAACTGGGTTAGCTCCCCGTCGATTTTCAAACTTATCTGTGCCTTGTAATTTAATAAGAGAACCATTAGATAACTCAATTTTCATATCTGAGTTATTAGGTTCTTTAGCTCTTAACTCTGGTGGAATATGATCTAAAAAACGAAAACCATCATTATCCATAGCATCCCAGATAGTGTCCCTAGCCTGCTTCAGCTCAGGAAGGAAATACCAGTACATTCCCTTCCGTTTAGCTGCTTCTCGAATCATTAAGTTCCAATAAGTTTTATCCTTTCCACTGTTATGCACAATATATCCATTAGCAATATAGTTATGATTGTCTTCTACTGTTATATCAAAAGTTCTAGCTTTATAAGAGTTGCCTTTCTTTATTTTTTCTTGTTTAAAATTTTTATAAGGAGAACTGTTTTGAATAACTTCTAAAAATTTTTTTTGTTTTTCTTTATGAGGAATTTGTATTTTTGAAATATTATGTAAACTTTTTAAAGAATAAACGTAAACTCTCCAATTATTTCCTCTTGGGTCTTTTTTAATTTTAGCCCTTATCCCAAACTTTAATAATAATTTTTTATAATCCTTAGCTAATTCTTCAGATATACCAGCCTCTATAACAAGTTGACCAGTTATAGAAGAAAAACCTCTTGGTGTAGTTGTTCTATAAAATGAAATAGAACCATCTCCTGCAATTACTCCCGCTAAAAATGCTAAAGTAGATTCATAATCCATACTCCAAATAATATCTGGAAGCGTGTTTGATGTTTTAAAATACTGTCTGATTGGATGATAATTTGTTTTTACTTTAGTAGTACAAACAACATCAAAACCATTTCCTTTTTTATACCAAGTGGTATTCATATCTTTAAATACTTTTTTTACTAATAGATCAAATCGATTTAATAAATCAATATTTGTGTTTGTAAATTTAGGAGATTGATTAACATTAATATACCCATCTGTTAAAAGTAAACCCAATACTTCTGCTAAATCAGGATCATAAATATTACCAAAAGATAACATTCCAGCATTAATTAAATGGTCAGTTTTATCAATTTCTTTATAAGTATTAAAAACAGTTAGGACTTTGTGGTTAGGAGTACAAATTAAATCATTATATTCGTTAACTTCTTGTTCTCCGTTATCAAATAGTTCTATAACCATCTTTGGTTCTAGCTTACTATTATTATAAGATAATACCAGATCACCAACTTTAATATCTTGAATATTTTTCCAGGAACCATCTGCCATAGCAATAGGTGTTTCCCCTACAAAACAACGTCTATGCCATCTTGTAAAGATATGGTTAATACCTTCATCCCTAGCCTTAAAAATACCAACCTGATGTTGATATGGACTATAATTAAAAGGGATAGTGATTTGCATTACGGAGTAATAATTCTCATTAGAACAACCTGAATAATTGTATCAATTGTAATATTCTTGATATTAACAAACTCTGCTTTAATAGCATCTCTTACAATTTGACGTTTTTGATCACCAGGAATATCTTCATCTGTTAAACTTTTAACAAGAGCTTCTACTCGCATAAAAAGATCCTTACCAAAATAACGAATTGCCATAGAATAAATCAATGTAATTAAAAGTGCTTGTGGAATCATTTTATTCTACAGGATATTTGTATTTCAATCTGGGTTAAAGTTTCCTCTGGGATCTTCCACTTTTGGTGAAGGCTCTCCAGAGTTGACATCGGGATTACTGGGTGACACTTCGTTATCTGGCACCCGCTTAGTAATCCTACCAGCAGGATCAGGAAGAAAAGCCTCAACCAAACCCCACACTGCAAGACCTGCTGCAACAACGAGTTCTACCTGATCTGGAGTAAAAACAATCCCTAGAGCGGAAAGAATGCCTACAATACCAACCCAAGTAGATCTTTCATCTAATCGATCTCTAAGAAAGTGAAGTAGTACCTTCATTTTAATTTACCACAACATTAACATTCACTTTAACTCGAAGCTGAGAAGGAGCATCTGGAGCAGTAGTAACAAAAATAGCATCTACACTATTACTACGAGCACTTTCACCAGCCGCATTTCGAGCAGTTACTTCAAAAGTATACATTCCCGTTTCGAGGCCAAGTGGAGAACAAGCAGCAACCTGTTCACTAGCAGGAACAGCGTAGGCCTCTACATTATTAACATAAACAACAAATTCATCTACGTATTGAATCTGAGCAGGATCATAATCCCATGCAAGAGTACAATTATTGTTTACTGTAGCAGCAAAAAGGTTAGTACTGAGTAGAAGTCCAGCGAGAGTGAGAAGAATCTTGTTCATTTCTTTTTACCTTTCTTTTTTAATTTACCAGCCTTTTGTAAAGCAGAAGTAGCAATAGCATAAGCTTTACTCTTATCATAACCTTTTGCTAGTAATTTAGAAACAGCATTTTCTAATACTTTAGGCATCTTACTTTACCTATGCATTTCCTGAGTAGTCAGTAATTGTAATTCCATCTGGTAGATCAAATTCATAATCTTTAATCTTTTCTACTTCTTCCTTATTCTTTTCAATCTCATCTTTAATACCAGAATAGTTAACAATATTATAAGTTACACTCTTTACTCCAGCTTCCTTAGAAGTCCCAGTTGTATTAGCCCACATACCAATATGTTTTCCTAAATGAACAAGGATTTGTACCTTAATATTCTTAGGTGTCTCAGGATCAGCATACTCTAACCAAAGTTTATCAATAATAACTCCTTCATTATACTGTGAAGTAGTCTTAAGATTCTCATTATGTTCTGCAAGAGCAGCTTGTACTCCTACAGATTGATAAACTTTTAATGTGTCTCCAGCAGTCCAACCAAATTTACTAGCTACAGAAGAAATAGTTCGAGTACGGGTATATTCCTCAAAGAATTGTCTTTGCTTATCTGTTAATACTTCATAAGCCTCATAACTAGGCTCTTTTAGTTTTAGTGTTTTCTCGTTTTTCTTCATGTTTACACTTCGTACAAAATCTTTTTTCTTTGGGAATAGACGCCATGCATTGACAAACCTTGACACCGCATCTAATACAAACCGGGATTTCTTGATTCACTCTGAGAGCCTATAGGAGCCTTTCTGAGCCGTTTTAAACTAGAGAGCTACCCCAGGACCTTTCTTCTTTCCACCGCCCTTACAGGGCTTCTTAGCACCCTTAGATTTCATTTTACTTCTTCCTTCCAGCTTTTTTATTACGAGCAAAAGAACGATTCTTAGATTTAGATTGAATAGCAAGATTTTTAGAAGAATTATCCTTAGTGGAATTATTCTTATGAGCTACATCCATACCATCTCCTAGCTTAGCTTTCCCTGCTTTCATCATCTTCTTACGAGCAGCATTGCGTCTAGCACGTTCCTTCTTTTGCTTTTCCGATCCTTGGTAATTACTATATTCTTCCTTATAATCTCTTTTGTATCCAGGAGAACTAGGCATCTTATTCTACTTCATAAGCTTGTAGAGGGGAAACATTACCATCCATGTCCCGAGTATAAACCCAGCGTGCTCCCTGAACACGAACTGGAGTACCCTCTGCTACAGAAATAGAAACAGGGTCCATTGCCCCATTTAATTCTACTGTTTCACAAATCGTTGTAGCTTCTGGATTAGGCCCTGCCCAAGTAGCAGGACTATAACAAATATAAGCCTCTGAACCAGGAGCACCAGAAATTAATAACTCAGTACCAGCAGAAGGAGTAGAATGAACTAAAGTTCCAGCTAATCCAACTAAAGGAAAAAGGACTAGTAATGAGATTAGAATTGATTTAATCATTTTAGATATCATCCAGCATTTTTTGACGTTTCTTAAACTTACCAATAATGCCTTCCATACCTAGTGCTTGTCCAAGAGCAGCAGGACTATCCTTACCATACTTCTTATCTTTCTTATCTTTCTTTGCCTTCTGCTTTACTGCATCATACGCGGCTTGAGTTTTAGGGTCCATTAGTTATCCTCTATTAAGAAAAGTTTTTGTTCAGCTTTACGTCTACGAATCAAACCATTCAATACTTGACCTTTAGCATAAATCCATCTTTCAAATTGATCAGCAGCTCCAGCAAAATCTTTTTCATTTAGTTTACGAAGAAGAGTGGATGCTTTGAAATTACCAGCACCAACATTAAAAACAAAAGAAACAAGAGCAGAGAATTGATTTTCAGAGATTGGTACTTTAACAAACTTGTTTACTGCATCTTCTGCATCAATTGCATCTTGCATTAAAAGATTATCTGCTTGATCTTCTGTAATAACCATTCCTGGTTGAGTTGTTTTAGTGTGACCATATCCAATAGTCCATTTCTTAGCTGGACAAAGATAAGACTCTAATCTTAGCCCTTCATATTCTTTAATAATATTTAATCCAGCTTCGTTAATTCGTTTAAGCTTCATTTTTTATTGGCACCTATTAGCCAATTCATCAATTTGAGACTGAAGAAACGCATCTTGTTGATCTCTTATTGCTTTATCTTCTTGCCCATTTCTCCAGGTATATCTTGCACCCTTATCTTTAAAATCAAGAAGAGCTTGAATTTGTTCTTGCTTTTGTTGCAGCACTGCTAGATTATAAAAACTAACAGAAATGCTAGCACCAAGAATAATAAAAAGAGCATAAAAGACTAAATCTTTATTCATTTAATTTAGAGAGAATTCTAGTCAAGATTTATTGGTTTTAATAAATTTCAGGCAAAATAACCCCATAGTATCCTAGCTTGATTTAAGTATATTATATTAATATAGTAACCTTACAATAAGTTATACTTAATCAATTCCCCTACGGGTGCTAGGAGGGCCTACAGAATTATCAGGGAGCATTTTAGTGAGTGCCTTCTCGAACACTAGTATCAAGCTGAGGTGCCCTGACTCTGTTTTATCCTCAGCTTCTTGCCTATGAAGAGAGGTTAGAGTATGCGCTGTTACTTACTAGAGCCCTGTTTATGCTACTACTCTAAGCCCAAAAGTATTCCTTGTAGCATGTCCACCGGGGAAAGTGGCCTGTGTTTTATTTGTCCCTATTATAACCTTAGACACCAAGATGTTTAAAAAGTTCCGTAAAAAAATTTTGAGGGGTTATAAAAAATTTTAAGACGCTACACGTGCAGGCTGAACGAAGTGAAGGGAGAAAAGTTTTATAAAAAATTTTAAGACGGTCTATGTGCAGGTCCTATTAATATATATACCCACCCGTACCCCCCGGAGTCCCATCCTGAACCTCCCCCCTTGCCTGAATGCGAATCATTTCGGATAAGGTGCGTTTTTGGGTTTGATCCTTAACGTAACCCCATGATTCAGCTCCATCAGCTTGACATTCTTTTGTCTCCTGTGGTATACTGTATTGTTTCATATTACAACATCATCTCCCCTCCTTTAATACATGCCGGTTGCATCCTGTTTCGTTTTATGGTTTACTATAATTGTCGTTGGGAAGTAACCAACACGCCACCGGCTTGTCGCTGGTAGGCATGGCCAAAACCGACAACACTCGTTCTTTAACAATCTGGCGCTCGTTTCCTTGGGTCACTCCCAAGCGGTGGACTAGTCCGTATCTAGCCGTCGCCTAGAGTGTCTCGCGCTAGATTGTCGTTCTTTTACAACATGGTGCTTGGTGTCCGCTGCTCCTAAAGGGCTGGGGTTACGTCCACGTTTTCAGCATAGTCTCATGGTTGGGGTTTGCATCCTGCCGATATGCTTGCGTGCCCGGTCAATCAGGGCGGAGTGAATGCGGATAGTGCGGAGTTTAGACCGCATAAGCAGAAACCATGCTTTGCCAGCAATCTAGACTAGGCTTGCGTTCCCTGTACTGAACACATAGGTGCAAATTGCAAGCTGAGCATTCCTTAGGCTTGAATTAAGACATTCATTCTACACCGCAAGGATGCGGTCTTAGTGCTGCTTTTCTGAGTAGCACTAAGAGGATGCATTCGGGTGAGTGTATCCTGTTCCACAACCTAAACGGGTGACTTATGCAAACGATCAATGGTGTGTCTTATTCCTTCGAGTCCTATTCCCGCTACTCCGAGAAAGCCGCAATCGAAGCGGCGATGGACTATAAGCGCGGTAAAGATCGACTTCAGACCGCAATCGCTGTCGCTGTTTATCAGCTCCTCGCGCACGGCAACGCCAACCTGTTGACCAAGGTTTTCTCCGCAGCCTGCCTAACGGAGTACAAGCACGGGGCCAGCGTGACTAATGCTGACGGCAAGATTGTCTATCGCTACATCACTCAGCGATTGTTCGATGGTCGGGAGATTGTGAAGTGGGACAAGGATGCTCGGCGCTTCCGTATGGCTGAGGGCTGGACCTTGAACGCCGAGGGCTTGGACCGGGAGCGCATCGCGAACGATCTGCGGTTCGTGCGCTGGGATCAGCACGAGGCGTCCAAGTCGGAGACGGCGTTCGATCTGGACAAGGCTATCCTCCGACTGATCAAGAAGGCGTCCGACCCCAACAACGGCGGATTCTCGGTCGATCAGATCAACGACGCGGTGAAGCGCGTTCATCGCCAGATCCTTGAAGGTCAGATCCGCAAAGCTTCCTAATCCCCAGTCGGCAAATAACTGACCCCGCAAGGAAGCGGGGTTTTTTATGTGCCTACTGATCGGAGAGACGATGAACAATAAACCTAACCGTCCTATTATTCAGCGCAAGCCTTCCCGTGCTGAGTGTAAACGGGATTGGTCAACGGGTAGCACTAACAGTCCGCGTGGGAAGGGACGGCGTATTGTAGCCCATAATCAGCTCATTTTTACTGTGCTTGGGCCTATCACTGGCTCGGTCACTGCGGGTAACTTGGTGAGCGGGCATCATGGACTTAGGGTTTTCAAGCTCCCGTCTGGTAATTGGTGCCAAGTCGGGTTTTCTGTGTGACGTGTGAAAGGTGACGTATGAAAAGTAGCAAGCAATACAATCTGAAGGGTGCGGTCCGTAACCTTGGGCCGGCTCAGTTTCTTGATGTACGGGGTCGAGTGATTTCCAGCCGTGACCCAGATGGTAAGGCGAGGAAGGAAGTCTACGATCCGCGATTGGATCTGTACCGCAAAGTGGCCGACTGATCAGTCCCGCCCCCGAAAGGGGGCTTTTTCGCGGGACTACTATCATCGTCGGTATGCCCGCGCTTCTCTCACTAACTCCAACTCGGAGATATGTATGAACCATATCAAGAAGGTCTATTCGTGTGTGTCGTGCCCGTTCTATCGTCCCATGTGGGACGCTGGCTTCGTGTATTGTGGTGCTCAGGATGGGTCGGTTGACAACGATTTCATCTCGGTCGAAATGGGTTCGGACGAGGACCGCCTCATGCAGATCACCCGTCACCCGCGCTGCCCGTTCAATACGGGCGACTCCTTCACCTACAAGTTCGGCCAGTAGGAGGTATCATGAAGCGTCGTTTCCATGTTATTAACACTTGCCTTTCGCCTTACGGAAAGGTAGCTGTGCCCGCTTTCCGCACGTTGACCCGGCTCTACCCTGTCTACACCCCATACATTCCACCCGTTGATCCCATCGAGAAGTGGGACAGTGACTTGCGTCCCGCGATGACGCCCATCCGTAGATCGGACTGGCAGTGCGGGAGTATGAAGCCCCCGCCCCGTAGCTGGAAGACCCATCGTTCTCATCAGTTCAAGAGGATCTAATCATGAATAAAGACATTCTCAGTGCTATGCTCAATGCTATCCTCCCGGATGAGTGGGACTTCGTTATCAAGGAGGAGATTAATCTGAACGATGAGCTTGTGTTCACAGTCACCCTCCATGTTGGGGTTGATATCAACGGGGCTGTGTTCCATGCGTCTCGTCCGTTCCCGCTCAGTAATCAGAATGAGATTAATGAGTTCAGTCTCTTCATTACTAGCCTTGCTCAAGGGCCTGAGTTGAGCTGGGAGGGCTAGAGTTTTCTTACTGCCTATCTTCGGGTAGGCAGTGGGGATAGCTCTCGCTGTCCGTTCCATCCATTCAATCGGAGATATGCTATGACCACTATTCGCGGGAAGTCCAACCCCTTCTCT